TAATGTCTTCGATCAAACGAGAATACTCGTAATGCTGATCGATTGTTACTTGCACTTCTGTCTCAGTTGCCGCAATCAGTGTTACCTGAGTTGAAGCTGACTTAGAAGATGCATCGCCACGAGCTGGCTTAGGGATGTGTAGAGTGTCACCCTTTTTGCCAGTCATAGGCATACGGTTTACAAGATTGGCAAGAACGAGAGACTTCTCGTATGCCGCAATGATTTCGTCAGACCAAATCTCTGGGATGAAAGTAGCCCCAGTTGTATTGGTGACGTGGTTAGTACCAAGTGCCATGTTAATTTCTCCTTAACACTATTTGACACGACCCTCTGCGTATGCCGCCATAATCTCTGGCTGTAGCTGTGTGTAACGCTTTGGATCAGTTTGCATAAGTTTAATAATATCAGCACGACGATAGATTTTACGACTTGGTGCTTCAGTTGACCCTGAGGTGCTACCAGTAGATGCGGCCTTAAGCTGACGCTTACGATCTTGCTCTTGAACTTTGGCAGTCTCTGCTACCATACCTTTACGCTCTTTCCAGAGATTAAGGAGTTCATTAGCGGCTTCAAAGTCAAATTCCTTATCTGCTCGCTGATACAATTCTTGGCGTACTTTAGAACCATTTGTCCATTCTTGAAAACCACTGTCCTGCACAATATCAATAAAGTCAGGATGTGTGTTTTGCAATTGAGACAAAATCTGCTGTTGTCGCATTGCCATTGAAGTTTCCTGTGCCGCCTTAATGGTCGGATGGTTTTCAATAGCTTTTGCAATTGCTTTATCAGGTTCATTGAAAAAGTCGAGTTCTTCGTCTTTTTCTTGTGGGCTATTGGCATTAATCTGAGACTTGACGAAATCATCAACAATCTTTCGTAATTCACCAACTTCAGAACTTTGACGACCTAGTAGCTTTTCAGCTTCTTGATGCATTTGGACAATATCTTTGATATCTTTGCCCTTATACTTCTCAGGTATGTCATCTTCTACTTCAGGTTCTGGAGTGTCCTCAAGGGTTGGCTCAGAGGCTTCCTCGATTACTTGCTCATCTTCACCTAAAGTGGAGAATTCCTCTTGTTGATCTTCGTGTTCTTGATCAATTAAACGTGCCATATTGTTAAACTCCGTGCCGTAGCATTATGGATGTGTTCTCTGAGCGGCTCTCTCGTGATCCTTAGCCCACGCATCATCGGCATCGGGCCATCCCGTACCTTTGAAATGTGTTCGGATACTAGAGATTATCCGCTGTGCGGTGTCACCACACTCAGGACAAGTTGCGAATTGATCGTTAGAGTCAACCCATTGTTCTTCAGTGTGGTCACAAGTTATGCACTTAAAGTCATACCGACGGATCATTACCCGCCTCCATGTCTAGTGCATTTTTTATTCCTGTCTCAAAGTTGATAACATTCATTAGAGTGTTGATCTGACCTTTGACAAAGAATAATTCTTGTTCGTTTTTTATTTCTTCAATCTTGTATGAGGCTACTAGCTCTTGTGCTTCTTGTACAAATTGTTTCCAACCTGTATGTAAAAACAAATCTAAGTAGTTCTCATAATACTTTTCATCTTCAGGACTCAATGAGTTTCTCCTGTTTGCTTATATACACTATTATACCATAAAACACTTGACTTGTCAAGAGGCTTGTGCTAATGTAGCCTTCTTTTGTGGTGCTTTAGGCTTACTTGATTGTTCTTCTAGTGCCTTAAGACGTTCGTCATATTGCTTAAGAATGGCATTCACTTGTGTAAGAATGTTATCCAACTCTTGTTTCGTTACCATTTTGGCCTCTCATTTGCGTTTCAACAATGTCTTCTTTCGTTTCAATCTCACGTTGCTTGAGTGCTAATTCAGCAATCTTTGCACGTTGATTGAATTCTTTTTCGGTAGGATCAGTTCCCATACCTTTCATTACTGCAGAGTAACGTTTAGTTTCGCTGTCAATAGGCAACAACTCAGTTTCAACAGCATTCTGTTGTGCTCTTGAGACAACCTCTGCAGTTTGTGCTTGAATGTTTTCAATGGTGGCTTGCTTTTGAGCCATTTCCATCTGCATCGCTTGCATTTGAACTTGCTGTTGCTGTTCGTTAGGTTGCATTGCTTGCTGAAGCTGTGCAATGATCTGCTCACGATTACTCAAGTTCATGTTGTCAACGATTGCTTGAATTAACATTGGGTACATAGGTGACTCTTGACCCATTGTCTGTAACAATTGTACAAGTTGTGTGACTTCATACTCACGAGCAATAATGCCAAGTGAGCTTGATGCAACAAACGTAAAGTCTTTCGCAGGGTAACGCTCTGGATCAAACTGCATATAACGATACGCGACTTTTTCTACAAGCGGGATTAAAAAAGCCTCTTGGAAGTTAATCAGTGTACGCTTGTGGCGTTTAATGATGGCTCCCAATGACATGGAGATACCTGCGGCTGTGGAATCCCCATTGATACTTCCCGGAATACCTGCCGCATCAATAGCTCCAGTTGCCATTTGAACCATTTGTTGCAGATTGGCCGCTTGGTTAAATGTGTTGGCGTCAAGATTTCCAAATCTAAACGGCTGTAAGATTTCTGCGGGATTGCCATTCGTAAGGATGGCCTTGCCGGGTCTAACTTCCAGTTTACTTCCGCGAGGAAGGCGTGAAGCATCAACAGCAAGCATAGGATGTACAGTAAGCGCAAGTGCGTCAATTCGTGCTCTCAGTTCAGTATCAAGGGCTTTCTGTGCATTGTAGCCTTTCTCACAAATACCACGGCCCCAGAAGCGACTAGGGACAACATCCCAAGGGAATGCAACGACAGGACGGTCTTGCATCATGTAGGGGTTTTGTTCTGCTTTAAGGAGAATACCACCATTTGCAATAACAATGATTGCTTCTACATACTCTGACTTGTCCTCAGGTATTTCGCCTTCATCGGCATCAGAAACAAATAAATTACGTGGCACTTTACCGTAGTACTTAGTCAAACGTACTTTATCGTCTGTGTATTGAGTTAACTCTTGGTCTGGCTCAAGATCAATATCAATTGCCGCAGGCTGTACTGGTTCATCACGGTAAATACCTGCTTCTTGTGCTAAATGCACTTGGTGAATAGGCACATACTCGTCAATAGCAACGCCTAAGGCTTCTTCAATACTTGTAGCCACCGGATCAATCAAAAAGTTTTGAGGCATTACAGGGCGTACTTTAAACACCGTCCGTGAACGTTCTAAAACGCCTACAGCGGCCATATCGCCTTCCATTACTGGCTGAGTTGAAGGAATTAGTTGCAATTCTTCGTCGGCAATAATTTCGGCTACACCTGTACCAAACACAGCGGCATTCAATACACACTCTGCAATTGCTTTACGAGCCGCAACGAATTTAAAGTCTTCGTCGAGGTTGTTTCGTAGCATTGCAATGTCGCCATTATTTGTATCACGTACATCGTCTTGAATGTCAAACCACTTGCCGCGTCCAAAAGTTGCTTCTTCAACTTCTGCGACTGCAGACTCTACAGCTTGCTGAAGGGCAGGGGAGATGATACGAGAGCGTTCTGAAGTTCGCATAGTATCTTCAGCGGCCCAGATACCTCTCCAGAGTCTATAGTATTCATCAAACTTTTCTTTGTAGTTGGACTCGTAGTGGTCACGCCACTGGTCACACTTATTAATTACCCAAGACTCAAGGGACGTCGGGTCGATAGAGTGGTTTTCATATTCCATGTTAATATCCTGCCACAGGGTCTAAGATTTCAAAATCGTCTTCTTCATAGTCGTAGTAGTACGATACTTTAGCTAATTGGTCAATGTATGCCAAAGCATCAACCAAGTCATCATGCACTAGGGCATTTGGAAACTGAAAGAGCTCGTCAAGGAACGTAGGATTCCAATCGCCTTCATTCAGTGTAATCTGTCCATGTTCAAAACGTCCTTGTAAAGCCCAGACAACACGATCAGTTTTCTTTTTGTTGCCGTGAGTTAACTCCTCCACCCTGAAGAATCTTTGCTGTGACTTCATTAGATCTGTAAGATAAGGCAGTACCGCATTCTTTAAGGCTCCTTTTTCTATACCAACCGCTACTGGTTGATACGCATTCACAGCCTCGAATATTTTCCTTGCGGTTTTTTTGATATCCCATCGTCCATGTACAATATCCGCTACCCACCATCCGTCTTCATTTGCCTTAACGATAGCTATCGCTGTTTGGTCGAGCTTTTTGTTTTTGGACTTAGTTGCACTTTCAACATCAGCAAAGCCCGCAAGGTCGACTGCAATATAATAATCCCCAACGTCAGGCTCATTAATATCAAACTTAACCCAATCCTCTTTAAAGATCTCAGAGCCCATTGCTTCAAACGACGCCATAAACTCTTGTCGGAAAGCGTAGGACGACATTGACTTCTTTGCGACATCAATTTCGTCTGGGTCGAGTAGTGGATTGTCATAAGACGTAAAATGCCACGCCTTATAAGTCTCATCGCCTGACATCTCCGCATATTTAAACAACTCATAGAAGTGGTTACGGCCCATAGGTGTTCCTATGAACATCGCTTGGCCCTTCTGGTCAGCTAGGGCAGGCCGTAGGATGGTTTCCCATACACTAGGTTTCATATCCGCATATTCGTCCATAACAAGGAACTTAAGGGATACACCACGCATTGTTTCTGGACGGTCAGCACCTTTGAGACTGATGGTTGCACCGTTGACCAGTTTGATTGTTAAGTTGTTAATGTGGCTACCTGTGATGACGGGGTTACCCAACTCCATCAAGGTGTTCCACATGATGTCTCTCGCCTGACCTTGAGTAGGAGCAACGTAGAAGACATGACCACGTTCAGTCTGTAATGCGTTGATGATGAGCAACCAAGCCGCTAGTCTTGATTTGCCTGTACGACGCCCTGCGGCAACAACTTTGAATCTTGTGGTGTCACTAAAAACATCCTGTTGCCACGGAAGAAGCTCGACATTGAGTTCTGTACTCAAGCTTTAGCCTCTTTCATAATGTCGACAAGCTCTTTACTGCGACGACCTACCTGAGAGTACCACTTGGAATTAATCATCTCGTTAGCGGCTACTAGGTAGTTACCTTCGTTGACAGCCTTTAACATTTTTTTAAACTTGCTCAGACGATTTCGTCCAAGGTTAAATGCCATGTTTACAAGTACCCTTTGGGCATCTGGAGCCTGACCTGCAAAGTTTAAGACAAGTGCACAAGCATCACTGTAGGCGACATCACAGTCTTTATGGAAGACATCTAGGATTCTGTCGTCTGTCACAGGAGTTCCTACGGGCCATGAGTACTCCATATCGTCTTCTGTGACCATATGTCCGATACCAAACGTAGGGTACCCTTCAGAACACAAGTAAATCTCAGCAACATACCCTTCGTGACGGATTAGGTCTTCTTTGACAATTTCTATTAGTTCATTCCTTGTCATCTATTACCTCTGCGTCAATAATGTCTTCTTCGGTCACTTTGGCTTCCCCGATGCCTGATATCGTAATAGACACTGCAGGACGACCGCCATTTTCTTTGTCTTTTTCAAAATAGCTGACAGGGAGCATACGATCCATTAAGAGCTTCCAAGCCGCCGCTTGATTCTTGTGATCATCATTTAGTGCCGCATCAAGAATACTGTCGAGTACCTTACGGGACTTAGGTGATGCCAACATCCTTGCTTTGTACTCATTGATGATTGCGGCGTCACCCGGTGGGCGACCAACCTTACCTCTTTTAGTCGGTTTTAGTGATTCGACATCCTGTTTTCTAGGACGACCAATCTTTTTAGTTTCTGTCATAAGTATTTTCCTACCTAAGGGTACTTAAGTGATACTTTAAGAGTAATTAATAATAAACACTTAACGATTTACTTAAGTGTCTTAAGTATATACCATAATTATACCATAAAATTAACCAAAAGTCAAGAGGTATCCTTAAGTTTCCCTTAGGGTGCCCCAAGTTTACCCTTTTGTCAACCCCTCAGAGTCACTTTTTTATCACTTTTTTGTTATAATTATCATAATAGTTATCACATTTGTGTTATATAAGGATATCTTTATATTATTATGGGTTTCTTAGGGGTTTCCTGAGGGTTCCTTTAGCAAATCTGGGCAGGTACATATACAGATATACAACACACAGGCCCTCCCCCGGCCCTCATGAACCCCTAAGGGCCCTAATGTTTAGCCTGCGAACCTTTAGGGCCCTAATGTTTAGCCTACGAACCTTAGGGGGCTAATCATTAGTGTCCTAAGGGTCACACAGGGGCCACCTATGTGCACCAAAGTGGTGCAAGGGGTCTGGAGAGTGCAAGAGTGTGCATGGGTGTAGTACCCCCAAGAGACCCCCAAGCACTCAGACGCATTCTAAGGCCCTCTGTCGGACGATTGTCTCAAACCCTCATCACAATACCTCCGCAAAAATATGACCGATTCGCATATTCTGGTCACACTTTGGCTAGATCAACAGAATCACAGAAGTCAAGCAAAAGATGAAAATAAAAAAATATCTTGACTTGTTGCAGTGCTTTGTGCGGGGGTCTCTAAAGTGTTACCAAAGGTACCAAAGTGCACTATTTGCATAATACTTTAGTCTAGTTTGTATTATACTTTGGTCTAGTTTGAGGTTGACGGGAGTTGACCAGAAAAAACTAGGGACTATAGTCGCCCCATTCCTGACCGGCGGCCCCGGAGGGAAGGAAGCCCCAAGCGGCTCCAACAGTTCTTTAACAAGTCAATGACTAACCGTCTGGCCTCAAGTGTGCCGGTCGGTGGCAACTGCTCCAAGTCGGGCTACCGACTCAGGTGACAGGTGCGGCGATTCCCTCAGGGTGGCTTGGCTCCCTGTCGGTGTTGTCTCCCT